TTTTTAACACGCTGCGATTGTCCGACATAGCACTGCCCAGTCACTTTGTTGACTATTTTGTATATACCACAGACATCAATTTTATATGGCATGTACTAGACCATAAGACCTTATTTATGCCATGTCAATACAAAAAGAAAGGGGGGCCGAAGCCCCCCTCCCCAGACTCATCAGGACGCGCCCGGCGAACCGAACATGCCCAGCGGATCAGACCATCCGAACGAATAACGCTCGCGGCTCTTATACCGCACGTTGCCCGTATCGAAATCCCCATCCATTGAGTTAGCCAGCGGGGTACGAACGAAGTGCTTCATACCATTCGGAACGTCCGTGGTCAGGAACCAAGCGTTCGTATCCGTCAGGTAGTGATTCACCGTGTAGCCACCGGGAATCGACCCCATCGCCTTGAGAGCGTTGATGTCGTTGTCCGCAGTTGCCACGCGAAGTTCCGTATCGAGGAGACGCTTAGCGGTAAACATCAACGGCGGGGGCACGATGAGTTTACCGGGTTTCGCCGCGATCAGAAGTCCACGCTCGTCCGTCCAACCAGCAATCTGGATGACAGCCGCTTCCAACGAAGTCTCGTTGAGGTCAGAAGCCGTCAGACGGTTGCTGTTGGTGCCACCAGAAACAAGCGGGTGATTCGCACTGAACAGAGCCACACCGTCGCCACCAACGTAGGACGACGAGAAGCCATTGTTCAGGACAGAAGCCGCCTTGACCTGCTTCGTGTACGCCATCGCTCGGGCGAGCGCCTTGGTGTATCGCTTGGACAGCGAATCGTACAGGTTGTCTTCAACCGCTTCTTCCGTGATGGAGAAGCCGAGAGCAATCGTCTCGTGGCTGTAGCGAGCAGTCCACGCTTCCTGTGCGTTGTCATACGCAATTGCAGCGCCTTCCGACTTAACCGGAGCAGCACTGAAACCAGAAAGTTTGGTCTCCTCTTCAAAGGAACGCTCGGAGGTCTCAGTTTCGTAGATCTCCTTGTGCTCTTCGCCATAGTTTTTGTACTCAAGGCCAAACAGGGCGTTCAAACCCGGAAGGAGTTCCTTGAGCAGTTGTGCGCGTGAAATAGCCATGTCTTAGAACTCCCTTATTAAACGCCGACGGGGCAGTTGTAAGCGTGACCACCAACAATCAACGAAACGCTCGTGAGGTACGGTGCATTGAACTTCACGATAACTTCGGGATAGTAGGTAGTGCCGCTCGAAACAAACGCCGTGTCTTCGACTACATCGACGATACGCATCGGCAGAGACCGGGTGGTCGCAACCGAAGACAGCAGGAGACCCCGCTGCGAGTCGTTCGTCGTCGTGTTCAGCGCCTCGTCAACCAGTGCAACGTTGGCACCGATATCCTCGTACGTGAACCCGCTCGTGGTCGAGACGTTCAGGGACGCCGAAACGCCCACAGCCTTGAACAGGGTGTTCGGATCATCAGCCACATACGCCGTAACGTACGTGCCGGACTTCACCGAAGTGCCCGAAATCCAAGCCTGCGAGAAGGTCGGCTGACCCGTCACAGTGGACACGAACGAGCAGCCCAAGAACACACCGGCAAAGCCAGCGTCCGGGGGCGTCGTCGTCGAGGTGGAAACAGAAATAGTGCCGCTCGAAGTCAACTGAACCGGATCGCCGTAGCCAATGCTCGCAGCACTGGACGCAATACGACGCTGGCGAGTTGCCCCGGCAAACACCTGCCCGCCGATCAAGTTGATCGGCTTCAAGCCATACGGCTTGTCAACAGTAGGATATGCCATTAGTTACTCCAAAAAAGAAGTTATTTGCCTTTGCCAAACGAGACCGTAGTCTTCTTCTCACTGAAGAGGGGCATACGCTCATCGTTCAGCCTCATAAAGTTGTTGTCCACAGACTGCAACTGAGCCTTTGCTTGCTTAGCGTAATAGTCCTCACGCTGCTGCATTAGTTCAGCCGGAGCCTTACACAACAACAACCCGCCGATCTCAATGTTGTCTTTGAAACGTCCATTAGGATCGGCTTGCATCATCAATTTAGGCTGTTCAGAAACCTTTACAGGCTCCCAACCTTCCCGAAATTTTGCGGCTGTATTAGAGGGATCGGCCTGACCCATAATACTAGTCCGTATCCAGCGGAAGACCCAACCATCTTGCGGCTCCGGTTCAGGGAGCGTCTGAGGGGGTTTCCAATCCATTTTGCGCTGTGCGGATTCCCGATTTTCGAGTTCACGTGCGAGTCTATTCTCAGCCATTTTAGTTAGCCTCCAGTTTCATAAGTTCTTTTGCGTACTGTTCATTGCTCAGGCCCAATTTCTTGGCAATAGCAACTTGAGTCGGTGTCAGGCGTACCTGACGCGGCGCGGTTCCCCGCGTTACCGGAGCCACTACATTGGCTGGTTTTGTGCGAGAGGGCTTATCAGGCTCCCTCGTTTGAGTCACGGTATCCCCTTCATCGTTGTCAAACGCCTCGGGGAATCGCTTCCTCATTGTCTCGTCAACTCGGCGGTAATAATCATCGCTACGCGGATCTACACCAGACCGGACTAATTTTTCATGCAGGCCGAGCGCAAGGGCAGTCATCTCCTCGTCCACGTTAAACCACGTATTTTTTTGCTTCCAAGCCTCGGCCTTTTGGTCAATGACTGGAGCCGAATACGTAGGTAACGTCGGTACCTGTTGGTTTACTTGTACTCCTGAATCCTGCTGTTGTAAAGCAGGCTGGAACCGGGCGAACTGTTGCAACTTGAGTTTTGCATCAGTCAGCATTTCTTGAGCAACGGCGATTTGCTCAGCATCGCCAGACTCATAAGCAGTCTTTAGTTTATCTTTCGCTACACCTAGGTCGGTATTAGCCGCCTTAGTCATCTCATTAACAAAGGCTCTCTCCCCCACCCCAAGACGTTGTTTGAGGCGACGGTTCTCCTCCATCTGGGCTTGGGCAAAACGGTAGGTTTCTTCCCGCTCCCGCGCTGCACGCTCTTTTTCGCGGCGCTCGTCATGCCACGCCTTTTTCATCTGACCAAGACGCTTTTTGACCTTATCGGAATACTCCTCAAGGTCGTCATTCTCCAAATCGTTAACTACCTCTTTAGGCAGTGGCTTACGACCTCGGTCTTCCTCGGGTGTGTCATCCTCAACCTTTACTTCAATTTCGTCGTTAAACTCCTGTTTTGATTGAGTTTTTTCTGACTCAATTTCATCAGGAAATTTGAACTCGGTTTGTTCAGTAGCCATAAATTACTCCTATGCGCGACGGATGCCACGGGGGTCTTCAACCACCGCTTCCACCGTGTCGTCGTTGATGATGCGAAACTCACGTCCGTGGATGACCACGCGGGTGCCGGAATAGGGTCGTGTCAGCACAAAATCCCCCTCCTTACACCACGCACCGGTCGGGAAGCGGGTCTCATCCTTGTAGGCGAGGTCTCCCAATTTGACGACGAACAGGACGACCGTCGTCTGCTCCTCGACCTTCTTGGTATCCTCGGCCTTGATGATGCCGCCTTCGTACTCCTCCTCCACGTGTGGCACGGCACACAGGATTCGGTAGCCTTTCGGTTCTGGCAGGAGTTTGGCCTTGGTGGCTTCTTCCTGTGTCTTCTCTACATTGATGCTACTCATCGTCGCGCTCCAAGCGTTTTGCAAGGTCTTTTATGTGGTTCTTTGCGAGTTCAAGACCCTGTAATACCCCGCAAAGACGTTTGTATTCACCTTCGTCCAATTTGCCTTGGATAAGGGTGTCTACGATCAACATGCGCTCTTCTTGGAGTTTTGAGTCCAAGTACTCCAGAGCGTTTGAATAGGACATTTACTCCTCCTTTGCACCTTTCGGCGGTCGTAGCGCAGCCCGCATGGCTGCGTCTCTGGTTTTTGCGATGTCGATACCCATACGCACCCCTGCTTCCTGCTGCTTAGCAGACAGCCCGGTCTTGTGCTTCTGAACATCCACACCGAGTCGTGCAGCATCGATCTGCGTCCTGTTGGCGATCTCTTGTTTGCGAAGGTCGAGTTCATCGGCCTTGGTCGCCGCCATGATCTGCATCTCTTGCTGTTTGCGCTGCAGTTCTGCCTGTTTGAGTTGTGCCTCAAGTTGCAGTTCTGTCTGTTTGTTCTGAGCCTCCATCTGGATCTGCTGCGCCTTGAGTTGTAGTTCCTGCTGGCGAAGTTGCAACTCCATCTGCTGCATCTGAATGATGGGGTCTTGAGCCTGTTGCTGGGCCTGTTTGGCTTGAGCCTCCTGCACATCCTTTTGGAGCAGTTTGGCTGCAGCCTGTGCGGCAAGGCGAGATATCTCAATCTCGACAGCCTCTGGCAACACCATCTCCTTATCGTCTTTATCTTTCGGCGGGGGCGGAAGCGAAGCGCCCAACTGCTTCTCAATCTCACGGCGATATTGGAAGGCTACGTGCTCCATGATGTGCGCCATCGCAGCGCCCATGATCTCCTGCGCCTTCGGGTTCTGACCGATCATCTCCCGCAACTTTGGGTCTTGGATAGCCGACAAGTGAACCTGCAGATGCGCTTCGTGGTCCTGATAGATGAACGCTTTGGCGGGTTTGCCCGTCATGATGTCCATGTTCTCGGTTACCGGATCGCGGGGCTTCATGTCATCTAGATTCGGAATGATCTTCTCAGCGTTCTTAACGCCAAGCGTCTCAATCATCTGCCGATGCAAATACGGCATGTCATAGATGGCGGGAGCAGACTGGCTCAACTGCAGCACGGCTTGATACTGCACGATCTTCTGCGACATCGTGGCCGCGTTCGGGTCACTGACCGGGATGACATCCACATCATCGTAGTCAGCCTTCTTAGCCTTGCGATCACCGACCTCTGGTTCGTACGAATACTCATCCGGGGTGTTGTCGCGGATGATCGCAGCGAGGAGTTTGAACTCCTGCTTCATCGTGTAATAGATGCGGGCCTGAACCGCCGTCATGACCTTGAGGACACGCTCAAGCACAGCAAGGGTCGTGCCGACCGGAGCCTGCGAGGACATGTCAGAGATCTTCAGATCTGACACCGCAGCGAAACGACGGCCATCCTCGACCACCTTGTCCATCAGCATGGCAAGCGTTTGGCTAGGTTCCTTGTACGGCAGCGGCAGGATGTTGTCGCGTACCGCACCCGAGGGTACATCTACGTCTCGCCACTCGCCGGGAGCGATGGGGGTGTCGTCTCCCTTGATACGCAGGCCACGTGACTTGAGACCACCCGGAAGATTGCTAAGAGTTCCTGCGTCGATAAGTTGACGAAGGAGCGAGGTGGCTGCCTTAGAGTGGCCGCCGATGAGATGAATAAGTCCAAAATAGTAGAAGCCAAAGCCGGGGATATACCCGTAATGCACAAAGTGCTGTCGCTTTGATTTGAGTTTGTCATCTTCGTTCCAGTTCCGCCTAATCGCCAGAACCGTCCCTGTCCCCTTCTCAATCGTCACCACATACGGCAACGCAATCCCTGTCTCGTTGTTGTCCTTATCGACATCGGGATAACCCGGCAGGTCGATACTCACGTGCATCTCAAGCAACTGAAACCTGTCGTCCATCGTGGCTGAGAAGCCTTGATCTTCAGCCTTTTGCTTCTCTACCTCGTCCATCGTGCGAACCGGGTCGCCCAAGTCAATGTCCCGATAGAACCCTGCGTACTGCAGTTTGATCAGTTCGTTCTTCGTCTTACGCATCCGATGCGTAACACGTTCAGCACCCTCCAGATTCGCCGCGCCATACGGCACGATGATGTCTTCAGCCGGGATATAGATCGCAGTCTGACGGTCAAGGCTGGGGTCGAAGTAGACCTTCTTGAAGGCGTTACCTGCCAAGGCGAGGCTGAGCAGCATCCGCTCGTGCTCAGGGCGGTACTCCTTCATCACCTCGGTCAACTGATAGTTCATGTCATCCGAGACACGGATGGCGGAGGCTTTCTTCTCCGAGGTCTCCTTACCAATGATCTTGGTCTTGACCGGCCCTGCCGCCGGGAAAGTCTCCATGATGGTCTCGGACTGAAACTTGACCGCCGACTCCATGAGGAGGGGGTGGAACACGCCACACGCGCCCGGCCACGGCTCCGTACGCTCTTCATACCTGATCCCTAGGATCTTCAAGCCCTTGACGTAGGTATCAAGCCAATCCTTACGCGAAGCAAGGTCTTGCTCATACTGGCCGATCAACTCGCCAGAAAGCGACCCAAGTTCGCCTTCACTCATGAAGTCAGCGAGGTTGGCATCAAAATCCTCGGCACGTGGGTCGTCTTTAACCATTTCGACCACCATGCCATCAACCCCGATAGCCACGCTTTCAGGGTCTTCAATCACGATTTCAATCGGTTCAGGAGCAGCAAGTGCTTCAAGACCCTGCGGAGCCTGCATCAAACTTTTATCGACGGCCATTTAGATTCTCCTAATAGTATCCAGCACCGCGACGATTCTTGAACCACCGTGTCGGTTCTGGCTCATCATTGGGCAAGCGGAGAAACCCGCCCTGCCTAAACCTCATGAGAGCCAAGGTAGTGGCGTCAACCAAGTCGTCATTTCGGCCAGAGGGGAAATCATTACATTCCTCAATAACTTCATGCGCCCAACGCCGGTCAGGCGACCAGACTATACCTGAAGAAAACAGGTCAGATACGGCATTTACGCGGCTGATCTTGTCCTGCCCCTTACCCGGCGTGAACTCACTAATCGGCACGCCCATGCGACGGAACTCTTGATAAAGCGCCGCACCATTGGACTTCTTTTCCACGATAAACGAGTCCGGTTGCCAACTTTTGTACTCCTCAAGTACGAGGGCTTTCAGTTCAGGGAACTCCAACCGCTGCTTGATGGCGTTCAACAGGATAATGTTGTAGTTTTTAGTCTCTTCGTTGAAAAACACGCCCCAAGTCAACAAGGCGTTGTAGTCTGACCGGTTGTTCTTCTCTTGGGCAGCGTCAAGCGACAAGATGATGTGCTCACAGTGGGGTGGGTCTTCCTTCTCCCAGACCCGCCACCACTCCCGCTTGATGAGCGCCCCCTCTTCGGAGGTCGGCTGCTGCATGTACTGGGCCTGCCAGTACCGCACATCCAT